TCCTGAATGAAAAGGAGAAGGAAGCTTTGTTTGTGCGTATTAAAGCGGGAGATCAGGAAGCGAAAGAAGAATATATCAAAGGTAATCTAAGACTTGTCTTAAGTGTAATAAGGAGGTTCAGTGCAAGTGGAGAGAATCCGGATGATCTGTTCCAGATTGGCTGTATTGGCCTTATTAAAGCAATCAATAATTTTAATACAGAATTAGAGGTAAAATTTTCCACTTATGCAGTACCAACAGCGGTAGGAAGTGGAGAAAAGGAAGAAAAGGCCAAGATTCTATTATATGATTAAGATAATAAAGATTTGAGCCGAGAATATAAATATATAGATTAAGAGAAAAAAGATTTTGAAAATAATTGAAATCTTTTATTTTTTTTGCTTGACTAGTGGACACCACTATGCTATAATAAAGACAGTTAAGAGAGGACCATATTATAGGAGGTAAGAACATGACAACAGGATATGTAAAAGTAAAAGAATGGGTTATTGATAAAATGCAAAACACCGCTGAAAGATATAACACATATATTGATATCTATAGCAGAGACGAAAATGGAATGGTCTCATCAGAGAATGGATATGTTGTCGTAAAAGTTATTGAGGTACTGAAAGAAAGTGAAAAGGCAGTAGAAGTTGTCCTTTCGACTGGTGATGTGGTAGGAAGTTATAAGGGATGGAAAGCATGGATCCCAAAATCAGCGATAGCATAAATAAGGAGAAAAATAATGGAGAAAGTAAGCAGAAACGTAATGATAAACAAAGCCGGGGGAACATCGGGAAAGAATACAAAGAACTACCGTATTTCTATTCCGGTAGGAATGATAAAGGCACTGGGCGTTACGGAAGATGATAGAAGTGTTGTCCTAGAAGAAAAAGACGGAGTGATAACTATTAAGAAAGAAAAAATGAAAACCATTGACTAGTGGACACCACTATGCTATAATAAAGACAGCTAAAGAAGACAAATAAATTTAAGGAGGAAAAGAAGATGAAAAAATATGAATTTACAGGTACGAACGAATTAACGAAAAAAGCATTTACTGTTTACAGTGATAGTAGTTTTACATTTTGGAAGGACGGTGACAGATTTTATTGTTCAGACAATCCGAACAGTGAAAAAGTAGAACTTGGAACCGTTGCGGACGTGATTGAATTTCTCGAACAATTCGCAGACTAGACAAAAACAAATATTCGATAATCAGAATCACAAGAGATACAGCAGAAGAATGCGAAGAAGAGTTTGACGGACAACTTTCTGATGGCGTATTTGAAAATTCAAGGGTTGGATGGTTTGAAGAGATATAAAAGAAAAACAGCACTGATGAACGGCTATTCGTCAAGTGCTGTTTTTGGTAGTTAATGCCTAATTTGTACCATACTTTTACATCATTCTAAAGCATTACTTTCCGATAAGTATAATATCAAAAATATAAAGAAAAGTCAATAAACATAGAGCAACCAAACATTGAAAAAATGTGCATTTTATGGTAAAATATAAGTATCGAAAAAGCAATAAAACTAAATAACGGGGACAATGAAATAGCACTTCTGACGGTAAGATGTAATTATCGTGGGAGGTGCTATTTTTGTATGCGGAAAAGGTAGGTGAGTGTATGGCAAATCTAAATAGCATTGCTAAGAAGTTACAGAAAGCAATACTACAAAAAGGATTAGTTATTAAGATGGGGACAAGTCAGTTTTATTCTGTGGAGCAAAATAGACTTATCACTATGCACATTCTATCTACTAGAGTGCTAGAGCGAAAGAAAAACGGGGAATGGAAATATTATGATTATGAAATTATCCGAACAGCATCACAGATAGAGATTGTAAATTGTTTAAATGATATATGGAGGGCGGTGAAAGAATGATTGGAGAAAAGACGATAATTCCGGCAGATGTAATACCAGAGAGCGACATTGCTCCGATTATGAGAAGAGCGAACGAACTCGAAGAAGAAAACGAAAAGAATGAGTATCTGCAAAAAGAGGTAGAAGACGCAAAAGCTGTCGGAGAACGGGCACTGTGCGAAGTACAGGAACTTATTGAAAAGAATAAGAGACTGGTAGAAGAACACAACAGACAGAATGGAACGATACAAGCACTTAACATTGCACTGGATGTCATTACAGACAGATACAGTAACCTAAGAAAGAGACTGTGTAGAACAGGCAAGGGCGGTGAGTAGCATGGATGGATATATGGAAGAGGGTGGGTAGATGTCAAAAGGAAAAGAACTCACTCCGAAACAGAAAGCGTTTTGCGATGAATATCTGACAGATCTGAACGGGGCAAGAGCTTATAAAGCAGTGTATAAAAGCATAAAAAACGATGCGACAGCTAGGGCGAACGCAAGCAGAGCGCTAACAAATGCTAACGTAAAAGCCTATATTGCTGAACGAATGAAAGAGATACAGAATGAGAAGACCGCCGACCTCGAAGAAGTCATCCGATTCTTTTCTTCCGTTATGCGTGGCGAAGTGAAAGACCAATTTGATTTGGACGCTACTATTTCCGACCGCCTGTCTGCCGGGCGTGAACTCATGCGTTGGTATGAGAAAGCCGATGGAGAAGAAAAAGATACTGGTGGAATCACAATCATAAATAACATTCCGAAACCGGAGGGCGCAGATGGGGGAGATTAAGCTTACTGATGTGATAGCTCCGGCTTTTTACGGTGTACATTGGGACATCATAGATGGAAAACATACGTATTATGATTTGTCCGGTGGCCGAGGTTCGACTAAATCTTCGTTTGTCGGTACAGAGATACCACTTGGAATGATGCAAGACGCAGTAAATGGCATACATTCAAATGCGGTAGTGTTCCGAAAAGTCGGGAATACACTAAGAGAATCGGTATTTGAACAAATCGCATGGGGAATAGATGCACTTGGAGCATCGGACGAATGGACATCAAGCCTAAGTCCTATGCAATATGTGTATAAGCCGACAGGACAGAAGATAATCTTCCGTGGATTGGATAAGGCGAAAAAGACAAAATCAATAAAGATTAGCAAAGGATATTTTAAGTACCTATGGTTTGAGGAATTGGACGAATTTGCCGGAATGGAAGAGGTGCGAATGACACAACAGTCAGTTCTTCGTGGTGGCGAAAAATTCGTTGTTTTTAAATCGTTCAATCCACCGATCAGCAACAGCAACTGGGCGAATAAGTACGTATCAGAGCCGAGAACAGACAGCTTAAGGCACAAAAGCGATTATAGATCTGTTCCGGTAGAATGGCTAGGGCAACAATTCATCGATGATGCTGAGTATCTGAAAGAAACAAACCCGAGAGCTTATGAGCACGAATATCTTGGAATTCCTGTAGGACTTGGAACAAATATTTTTGAACTCTTAGAGATCAGAGAAATCACTGATGAAGAAATAAGTAGGATGCAATCTATCTACCAGGGCGAGGACTGGGGATGGTTCCCGGATCCGAAAGCGTTTTTACGTGTTGCTTATGTTCCGAACCAACAGAAAGTATACGCACTGGATGAATTGGGTGGCTGCAAAATAAGGAACAGCGAGATGGCACGACAAATCAAAGAAAAGGGATATGATGATTGCGCTATCTACTGTGGAGTGGATGAAGAAGAGAGCATTGTTGACTTCCGTGATGCCGGACTTCCGGCACGTAAGGCAATCGTGACACCGGGTAGCCGGAAGTATACGTTTGAATGGTTGCAATGCCGTACATTGGTAATTGACCCAAGACGGACACCAAGACTGTACAAAGAGGTTATAGAGTATGAGCATGAGCGAGATGGCAATGGTGAAGTGATAGCAGATTATCCGGACGGGAATGACCACTGGATTGATGCATTGAGATATGCTACTAGTCCGATATCTATGAGACGTGGACAGAGTGCGTAGGAAAAGGTGAGCAGATGGGAATTATAGACAAGATAAAGGCGGTGTGGGATAAAGTGTTTAAAACAAACGATGCAAAAAAAATATTCGGAATAGAAACGGGGCGGTCATCTTATATGGATACTGCCCTGTCGAAGTATAAAGACATGCGATCTGGTATTCCGTATTGGTGTACCGGGAGGATAAAGCCGACAAGGTTTTCAAACGTGATCTGTCGTGAGATAGCAAACCTCACACTGTTCAATGCAGATATACAGATTACAGGGAATAATGAACTGAAAAAGAAATTTGATAGCGTAATGAATACGTTACAGGAGAAACAAGAGGAAAGCTGTGCGACCTGTGGGATAATGGTAAAGAGCAACGGTGATGATGTAGAGTTTTTGGATCCGGATTACTTTTTGATTACAGACACCAACACAGACGGGGATGCGTTAGCAGCTATCTTCTTCTCTTACCTTAAGAAAGATGACAAATACTACACAAAAGCTGAGTATCACAGATTTGAAGATGTCGGACTGGAACGTGTATACCATATATCAAGTAAGGCTTTTAAATCAGATAACAAAGATATGATCGGTACAGAGATCACACTTGACAGGGTAGATGAATGGAAAGATATTGAGCCAGAAGTGTACGTACATGGGTTAGAGTATCCACTGTTCGTTTATTGGCGAAATCCTTATGCGAATGCGATTGACAAGGAATCTCCATTGACTGTCCCGGCATTTTCAGAATGTATCGAAGAATTGAGATGGCTTGACATTGCATTAAACATGATGGGAGATGAAACGGAAGACAGTAGACATATTACTTACGTACCGCAGACAGCTATTGAATACGCAAGCAAATATTCCATCGAATTGCCGAGATTTATCCAAGGTATCGAAATGGGAGCGAACGAAGATAGCATCAAAGAGCACGTTCCGACATTATTAGTAACTGAGCGTGTGGCCGGGATAAACTTCTTGCTATCTGTCATCGGATATAAATGCGGATTCTCAAACGGATATTTTTCTTTCGACCAGAATCAAGGTATACGGACAGCAACACAGGTAGAATCTGACGATAGACGTACACTGCATACCATCCAGGCATTCCGAAACATTTTGGATGGAAAGAACCATGATGGAGTACTGCACAGAATCATCTATATCCTGTATGCAGTCGGCACAGCAAACGGAACTATCCCGGCAACAAACTACCAAACTGCATGTGATTTTGAAGACCTTGTATACAACTTAGAAGATGATCGTGCACGGTGGTGGAACTATGTGGTACAGGGCAAGGTTCCGGCATGGATGTATTTTGTGAAATTCGAGGGAATGACCGAAAGCGAAGCGAAAGCAATGATTGAAGAAGCACAGGAACAGAATAAGCCGGACAGTGGATTGTACGAAGAATAGGAAAGAGGTGAACCAAAATGGAATATCTTATCATAGACCCGTCAACAAGAAAAATTGCAGTCCCCAAAAGCGAACAGCTTTTTGGAGTGTACGGAGAGGGCAATATTGAAAGAAAGTATTTCAAATGCCCTAAGATCGTAGGAGATAATGTCGACTTGTCTGACTGTTACATTTTCGTAAATTACTATACTGCAAAAGGATTGCCGGGGAAATATACCGTAAAAGATGTGAAGGTAGACGGGGAGAATATAACTTTTTCGTGGGAGTTAAAGCGACATATCTTTGACGCAAACGAGGATACATCTATATATTTTGCGGTAGAAGCGAAAAACAAAGATAAAGTAAAAGTGTTCAGAACCATCCCGGCTACCGGAAAGGCTAAAGAGACGATAGACACGGATACAGAGATTGAAGATACTTACGCCGATGTCATTCTTGACCTTATATCCAGAGTAGACACATTGGAGAAAGAGCCTATTTCCGAAGAGCAGATAGAGAAATCTGTAAAAAGCTATCTGGAAAAGAATCCTATAGAAGAGACGGATCCAACGGTACCAGCATGGGCAAAAGCGGAAGAAAAGCCTACTTATACCGCAGAAGAAGTCGGAGCACTTCCGAGTACGACCGTGATTCCATCGAAACTTTCAGAATTGACAGCGGACGATGAACACGAAACTGTGACAAAGGAAGAGAAACAAGCTTGGAACGCAAAGAGTGACTTTTCAGGAGAATATCGAGATTTACGTGGAAAACCAGAACTTGCGGAATGGGCGCTACAAAGAGAGAAGCCGACATATACAGCAAGCGAAGTCGGAGCACTGCCGGACACAACGGAAATCCCGAAAAATCTGTCCGATTTACAGGATGATGCAGAACATCGTACCGTTGCAGACACAGAGAAACAGAGTTGGAACAACAAGAGTGATTTTTCCGGCAACTATGAAGACTTACAAGGAAAGCCAACAATCCCCACAGTACCAACCACTCTTCCAAACCCACAAGCTTTAACAATCACGTATGGCGGTAAAGCACACATCTACGATGGAAGTGAAGCCCTTGCAATCACAATCGAGACAGGTGGTATAGAGCGTATCGAAAAACTTGCTACAGACACCACAGTAACCTTAGAGCCTAACAAGCTCTATGTATTCCCAGAGATGGAGTCGCTTACTTACACCATCGGAGAGGGCACAGGTGAGGTACATTTCATTTTTAAATCTGGTGCAACGGCAACAAGAGTAGTACATCCAGCCGGTGTAAATATCGGTAACTTTTCGGTCGAGAGCAACAAGGTATATGAGGTATCAATCTTAGAGGGCTTGCTGACGAGCCAGAATTGGAGTGTGAGCTGATATGTTAAGACGGAGAACATTAGGAAGTAAGGAAGAAGAAACAAGCGAATGGCTCTATGAAGCTTACCTAACCGATACTGGAGAATGGTACGGCAAGCGGTGTCCGGCTATTGTATTCGATGTGAAACAAGGAGAACGGTATTATATCGAATGGAGCAATGTAAGAACGGTGGATAAATACATCTATGATATGCGTAGATGCGGTGGAATGTACTTGTTATATGAACCAAATCAGCTTGCAGAATCTGGAAGCATCGAGATTGTTATCCCATCAGACGGAACACTATATGTTGGTGTTGGAAGCAACGCTAATGTAGCGCATGGAGGTTTTGTCGCCGCTTGCTTTGATGGAGATTATATAAAAATAAAGAAAGCGAGGTGATTAAAAAATGTATGCAAAATTACAAAACGGATTCTTGCGCAGTGCACCCAAAACGATTGTGCTTGATGGCAAGACTATCAACAATCCATTGCCGGAAGAACTGGAACAGTTAGGATATAAACAGGTGGTGTACACAGATACGCCTATTGAGGTAACAGAGGGCAAGCACTGGGAATCCAGTTGGGAAGAGGAAGAGAATGCGATTAGGCAGGTGTGGAAACTTGTGGATGACCCAGTTTATCCAGAGCCAGACTTAAGTGCAGAAGAAGCACTCAATATCATAATGGGGGTGGTACAGTGACAAGAGAACAAGCAGAGCAGTTGCGGAAGTTGTTGGAAAACCAAACCGCCAACATGACCGATGAACAGATATTGAAGTATCCAGACTTTGTGGAGAAATGGCAGTCTGGTAAGGCATATGCAGTCGGTAAGCGGTTGGAATACGATGGTACTATCTATAAGGTACTTACCGCACACACAAGCCAAGATACATGGACACCGCCGGATGCGCCGTCCTTATTCGCTAAGGTGCTTATTCCAGATAGTAGTACAGTGCCAGAATGGGAACAGCCAGACAGCACCAACCCTTACGCCAAAGGAGACAAGGTAACACACAATGGCAAGACATGGATTAGCACGGCAGACGGGAATGTCTGGGAACCGGGTGTGTATGGATGGGAAGAGGTATAAGGGGACACGCCAATCCGAAAGATAAATGATAATGTCTGTAAAGGAGGACTAAAAAATGGAACAGATTATTAGTTATGTAAAGCCGGAGTTAATGGTGGTTTCTTTTGCCTTGTATTTTCTTGGGAAATGGATGAAAAATTCAAAGAGAATTAAGGATAAAGACATTCCACTCTCTCTCGGAGGTATTGGAATTATTATTTGCGGAATGTATGTAACAGCAACTTGCGATTTGGACAGCATGAAAAACGTTTTTATGGCACTGTTCACGTCTATAGTACAAGGCATCATGGTAGCCGGACTGAGTACATACGTTAATCAGATTATTAAGCAGATTGGAAAGGACGAATAAAGATGGCAACAAGTACGATTAATATTATTGTGATTTGTGTGTTTTTCTTAATTCTTCTTGCATGGCCAGATGGAAAGGGTAAGTAATGCTTACGCCGGAATATCTCTTTCATGTGACCGAGGGAGCCGAAAAGATAACGTCAGACATGCATAAGAACATTATGGACATGATCGTTGAGCGTATAATGGTACGCATAGGTCGTGGAGAAGACTATATGCTTACAGCTACGGACAGGTGGCAGATACAGGTGTTACAGGAATCCGGCTACTTATTGGAAGACATACAAAAAGAGATTGCTGACAAAACGAAGAAGCAAGAGAACGAGCTGAAAAGCGCATTTGAAGAAGCCGGAATAAAAGCTATCGAGAGAGACGATGCGATATATAGGGCGGTAGGACTATCACCTACGCCCTTATTGCAATCTCCGGCATTGCTCAGAATACTGGAAAGAGATTATAACGCTACGTGTGGAGAATGGAGAAACCTTACACGAACAACGGCAGATGAAGCACAGAAGTTGTTTTTGAAAGAGGTCGACACAGCTTACCGCATGACATCAAGCGGTGCCGTATCATACACACAAGCTGTCAGGAATGCTGTTGACAAGATGATAAAGCAAGGTGTTAAAGTATCCTATCCGTCCGGTAGAGAAATGAGCATTGAATCAGCCACAATGATGACTGTCCGCACAGGGATAAGCCAGTGCGCCGGAGCAATCGCATTAAAACGAATGGAAGAATTGGAATGGGATACTATCTTAGTATCTGCACATGTGGGCGCACGAATTGGTGATGGCGGTAACAATCCAACGAACCACTTTTGGTGGCAAGGAAAATTCTATTCCCGGACAGGCAAAGACAAGAGGTTCCCGGACTTCCGAACATCAACAGGCTACGGAACGGTGACAGGGTTGTGTGGCGTGAACTGCCGACACTCTTTCGGGTCCGGTGACGGTGAAAACAATCCGTATGCAGATATCAATCTGTCAAGCGAAGACAATATCAAAGCGGAAGAACGTGCGAAAAAACAACGTCTTATGGAAAGGCATATTCGCAACAGCAAGAGAGAGATTCAGAATTTGCAGACTGCTATAGATGCAAGCGGAGATGATAAGCTTAAATTCGAATTGCAACAGATGTATGACCGCAAATCAGCGGTACTCAGACGGCAGAATAAGCAATACCGTGAGTTCTGCAAAGATAATGGTCTTAAAGAATATTCGGAACGTCTACGGGTAGCACAGTGGGATAGGTCACAGGCTGTGAAATCTGCAAAAGCAGCACAAAGATATCTTAATACGAAAGGTGATGTAAAATGAGTGGATTGACAAGAATGGCAAAAATGTGCAGAGAGTGTCCGTTTAAAGACAAGTGCAAAAATAAGCGGTTGGAGAAAGAAGCGTATCTTACTCCTGTTATCTCACCGATTATTGAAGATGTGGCATCACCTGTATTAAAGGCTCATGATTACAGAAATGTAAAGGTTGCAGAAAAAACGACAATCACTATTGATGTAGAGGACCTGAAAGAAAGAATGCGAAAAGAGATATACAGGCAAGCCGGAATCGGATTGAATTATGGAGCGTAACACATGGAACTAATAACACAGATACTTGCTATATGCGGTGCTATATCTGTTATCGGTGGTGCTGTTGCGGTGCTTTCCGGGTGGTACAAATCATGGAAAGCACCAAAGCAAAAACAGGACAACCGTATAGAACAGATTGAAAAACGAATAACGAACATTGAAACATCTATCACAGGGATTAATCAGAAACTTGATAACGATTATAAGAACATAAGGAATACGAGGGATGATATGAATCTATTAATGAGAAGTATGTTTAATTTGATCGAAAACAAAATCACAGGGAATAACATTGAGGGTTTAAAAAAAACTCGGGAAGAGCTTGTAAATGCTATGACGGACAAGAAACCAAAGGAATTATGAAAATATACTCTTTTACACGACCAGAACTTGACTATTTTGAATTAGAATGCAACTTTACATCGGATGAATTGAAACTGTTCCGGCTCCGTGCTAAAGCTATGCCTTTAGAGGACTGTGCGGAAGAAATGAATGTGAGTGTGTCTACGGTCAAGAGATTGAGTAGAAGAGTGAATGATAAGATTGAAAGGGTGGTATAGATGCACAACATGGTGTTGCCATATTATGAAAACTTAGAAAAAGAAATTGCAATGAAGCAACACGAAAAAGATGTTGAGAAAAAACTGAAAAGATATCTCAATAAAATCGGAAAGAAATTAAGGTGGGGAAAAAAGAAAACAGAAAACATTTTTCGCTTTCTTAACCGCGAAATCTACCGATCTGCAATTGAAGAAATATATGAAGTCATGCCATCACCTTATACTGTATATTGGCTTCAAAAAGATAAAAAAACATGTCCATGTTTACTGACATGCGTTGTGACAAACCACGGTTTTAGATTTGAGAGATACGATAAATTTTATTTTGATGATAAGGGAAATAAGATTTATCGTACATACGCAGAACTTAATCCAGATAGAAAGACATATTTTATAAATGATATTCCAAATACATTTATAAAATAAAAGATAGAGACGAAAAGAGGTGATTATATGATTCCTAAGATTTTTAAAATAAGCGGATACCTCATAGACCCGACAGGCAGACTTGAACCACACCACATTAAGGCGAAAATGCTTTATGGCTGTGGATTTCCACTTGTAGGACAGCACATTCACGTACAGAAAGCAGAGATTAAGAAACTGGATGAAAAGCATCCACTTATGAGAGAGAACTGTGATTTGGCAGAATGTGAGAAGTATTTCAATGACGAACCGCCGACTGTGAGCAATAGAAAAGTTGAACCCGGACAGGTGTACAGGCACTTTAAGGGCGAGACAGTAAAAGTCCTGTATATTGCACAGGATAGCGAAATGCCGGGACAGTTCAAGGTAGTTTATGAATGCTCTAATGGCGTGTGGTGCAGACCTTACGGAATGTTTGTTAGCGAGGTAGACAGGAAGAAATACCCGGATGTGAAGCAGAAGTACAGATTTGAGTTAGTGGAGGAATAATTATGATTTTTAAAGAAGCGTTTGAATTAATGAAACAGGGTGCGAAAGTAAAATTGCCTGGATGGAATGGTTACTGGTGTTGGGATAACGACAAGCAGACGATTATGATTCATTGTAGACCGAAAGATTCTGACAAAGGACATGGGGATGTTCTTGATATCCGTGAAACGCAGAGAGTAGAATATACTTTCATGCACACGCAGAGAGATGACTGGATGATTGCTAATGAAGAGAATTGCGGTGTCCTCGGCGGTCGGTCAACATTTGGATTTGGAGATGCTATCCGTTATCTAAAAAGAGGACTTAAGGTAGCTCGTAAAGGTTGGAATGGTAAAGGAATCTATCTAGAAATGTATTCGCCAGAAGTCAATCTTGAAACTATTGCAGAAGCAGTGCATAACGCATGGTGGGAAGAAAAGAAAAAACAGGGAGTTACAGATCACCCGGATATGATTCCGTATTCTGAACTAAGTGAAGAAGTGAAAGAATACGACAGAGTTACAGCAAGAACAACCATTGAAGCATTCAATTATATGACGCATTCGTTCATATATATCAACACTACTGGATTACAGACAGAAAATCCTTATGCGCATAAAAATAAAGTGCCGTGGACACCGTCTCAGACAGATATGCTTGCAGAAGATTGGATGTTTGTGGAATAGGAGGATTAATTATGATTATTACAGGAATGGATCACTTTCAGAGTGTATGTAAAAAGAAACTTGTTGAATGGTACAACAAGAGCGACAAACCTCACAAGGGACCTAATGATGTTCAAACAATTGACTTAAGCAATGTATTTATTGTATGGAATTGCAAAACTTTACAGAACTATAAATGCCTTGCTTCAACTGACATCAGTGGTGACGGAATCTATGCAGAGTACACATACAACGGGGATAAACAGGAGTTGTACGAAGATGTGTACGGAAAGATTACGAACACCCGTTATACAGAAGAATAAGTGATACTTTTTAGAGACTTTAACGAACTGTTAAGGTCTCTTTTTTATGCGTAAAATAAAAGCATAGAGAACAAGAAATACTAATTTACAGGAGGTATGAGTATGAATCCATATATGCCATATACATCGTACATGCCACAAGATGCTTATATGCAAGACCAGATGGCATTACGACAGCGGATAGACAACTTATCACAGGCTCAACAGCAATACAAGGCACAGGCACAGCCGAATGTAAACTGGATACAGGTAACCGGAATTGACGGGGCAAGAAATCAGATTGTACAGCCGGGAACTACGGCTTGGATGATGGATAACAATGCACCGTATTTCTACGTTAAATCTGTTGACGGTGTGGGAAGTGTTACGTTTAAAGCTTTTGAATTCCATGAGGTACAGGCGAACAATCCACAACCTGTAGTGGAAAACATGGACGCTAAGTACGTGACAAGAGAAGAATTCAACAAATTACTGGATACATTAAAACCTCAGCCGGAAGAACAGAAAGGGGAGCTGACGCATGAGTAATCCGTTAATGGGAATGATGGGCGGTATGCCGGGTGGCAACAGTCCATTCGGAATGATTCAAAAAATGATGGGGATGGTGCAGAACACGCAGAATCCCGGAGCAATGTTGCAGAATATGGCGCAGAGCAACCCGAACATCAAAAAGGCTATGGATATGTGCCAAGGAAGAAACCCGAAAGATGTATTTATGGAGATGTGCCAGCAAAATGGCATGAATCCAAACGATATTATTAATAAAATAAAGTGATATCCGGACGGAGTGCACACGTCTTGATAAATAAAAGAAAAGGAGAACCAACATGAACGAGGGATTAAACACACTTAGTGCTGCCGATGTAGCAGCAGTCACAAGAAACAACGATGGAAACATGTGGGGTGACGGTGGATGGTTCTGGATCATCATTCTTGCTTTCCTGTTTTGCGGTAACGGATGGGGAAACAACAACGGAGCACAGGACGCTTTTATCTCTGACGAATTTGTGAAAAGAGATATCTTTAACACAAATCAGAATGTGTCTAACACAGCTTGCGAGACACAGAGAGACGTATTAGAGAACCGCTATACCACACAGCTCGGCTTGCAGAACTTACAGGCTCAGCAGGCTCAGTGTTGCTGCAACACACAGAAAGAGATCTTACAGAGTAGATATGATGCAGCATTACAGGCACAGAACATGCAGGCACAGATGGCACAGTGTTGCTGTGATATCAAAGAAAGCATATTAGCAGATGGACAGGCTACACGCCAGTTAATCCAGGATAACACTATTCAGAACTTGAGAGACAAGCTCGCTGATCGTGACAGAGATTTGCAGACAGCATACTGGCAGATTTCACAGGTTTCACAGACCAATAACATTATTGATGCGGTGAGACCGACACCAAAACCGGCTTATATGTCTTGCAGTCCATACTTTGCGTATAACGCATTCGGTAATGGTTGCTGTGCAAGTGGGAATGTGATGTAAGTGAACGATATATCACTACTTGACTTTCTGACAGTGTACGGAGTTGCTTTGCAGATAGCGAATTTTAACAGCGATCTATCACAGGCGAGTAATTCTGACATCGAAAAACACTTGCATGAGCAAGACAGTAAGTACTTTTTGAAAATAATTGAAAACCAAAACAAAATCATAAGCATGTTGGAAGAATCCATATCTACGAAAAAGTAGTCTTGCGAAGATCAAAGAGAGTAGGCATGCGCTTGCTCTCTTTTTTAAGAAAGGAGAAAAAATATGTTAAATTCTATTGCTAAAAATGCTCAGACAGTAGCAACAAATCAGAATGTATTATTTACAGAAACAAGAGTGAAAAGCCGTAGATGTGCTTGTAACACAGGGTGGCTTGCACATGACAACGGCAGTGGGCTTTTTGAAATCACAAACCGTGGGAATCTGCCGATGGCGGTCGAAGTCGAGTTTAACGGAAACGTTACGGCATCTGCAATAGGCGCAGTAGCGTTATCTATCAAGCAGAACGGCGAACCGATTTCCGGTACAGAAATGGACTATACAGTAGCAACAGCAAATGTGTATCAGAATGTCGGTGCAACTACATTGATTGCAGTTCCGGCCGGAAGTAGCGTCACTATATCGGTTGGCAATGTTGGCACAGTCGAAACATTGGTTAAGGATGCGAATATCATCATTAAAAAGCTCTCATAGAAAAGGGGTGAGTTTCTATGATTGATTTTAAAAGCAACCTAGATGTTAAAACTCCGAAAGAAATCTTTGCCGAAATCAATGAACGGTTTATCGGAGCGGTCATGATGCACGGACAGTTTGCTGACTACTTCGATTTCCTTGGCTTAAAAGGCTTTAAGCGGATGCATGAGTACCAGCACATTTCGGAAAGCTTGGAACGTAGGAAAGTGTGCCGATATTTTATAAACCATCACAATCAGCTTATTGATGATGTATTTGATGGAAAAGTGAATGTTATCCCGGATGCGTGGAGAACGGCCAAACGGTTAAACGTTGGGAAAAGCACAAAGCAGAAAGCCGTAGAAGATGGATTTGTTGAGTACCACAATTGGGAATCCGAAACAAAGGAAGTGTACGAACAGTACGCACACACGCTAAGAGAAAACGGCCATGTGTCTGATGCTATGTTTGTGGAATGTTTGGTAGAGGATGTAAGCGAAGAATTAAAAACTGTAGAATGTATGATTAACGACCTCATATCTACCGGATACGACATGGTATACATCACAGAAATTCAATCGGAGATTCACGACAAATACAAAAAGAAAATGAAAGGAATCGAGGTGTAATAAATGAGCGAGATCAAAAAGATTTTGGAAGAACAGCTTGAACGTGAGAAAGCATCTGCAAAGAAAGACTTAAATATGTCTAACTTACAGGCAATGTACATGATTACATCTACATTGTGCAATATGAAATCTTTGGAATGTGAAAGCGTACCGGGGATGATTGCGGATGCATCGGAAAACCTTATCAAGAAGTACAGTAACGGAAAGTACGACAAAAACATTGATGCACTATATGACCAGTACATTATGGCGAAAGAGATGTATCAACAGAACGGAGATCAGGCACACAGAGACAAACTGATGGAAAGTGTCGGGAAACTTATGGTAGAAGTGTACGACATGCTTTCCTCTATGGTAATGGATTCAGATTTTGCAGAAGAACGGAAAGAGATTCAAAGGCAAATCAAGAAGCTTGCGGAAATGTAAAAATATGGGTACGGAGTACAATATATATTAATGTTACGATATATACGGTGAATCACATAGGACATTTTCTTTTCTTACTTGATACACCTCCTTTCAATAAAGCCTAATAGCGGAATGCTGATTAAAGGGCAGTCAAACGCCCGTTAGGCTTTCCCCTAAGGTTGCGGACTTAGGGAACCGTCATCTTATGTTACCTCCTAAAAATATAAAATGATAAATTTTCATCCCGCAAAGGATAGTGCACAGTATGGTGCATGGATTCATATCCGGCTATCCTTTTTCTGTATAGAGTTAGTTACGGAACAATATGCAGATTGACCGTCAAATAGCCGTAACAGTGGTTGGAACTGTATAGAGGGAACACTTACACCAACCACTAACGGGATATAGTTCAATGGTAGAACAAAAGTCACAATCCATCATCTCTTTGAAAAAAGACTTATGTCCACGGTTCGATTCCGTGTATCCCGATTACCCCGGCAGAGGTTCATCTGTCTGAATCCCTACCGCAGACGAAGCGGTTAATAAGAGACGTTGAGGAGGATATGCAACATGAAAAATATTATTCAGATTATCAAAGATGCTGGTCTTGAAATTACAGACGAGCAGAAAAAGACAATCGAAGATGCAGTGAAAGAGAATTACAAAAGCGTATCTGACTATGAAAAGCAGACACGAAAAGTAGAAACTCTGACACAGGAACGTGACAACTTTAAAACACAGTATGAAACAGCGAAAGAGACTTTGGACGGGTTTGAGGGAAAAGACTTCGATGCAATCACAAGAGAACGTGATGAGTGGAAGACGAAAGCTGAGAATGCAGAAAAAGAATGGAAAGACAAGTTTGAAGCCAGTGAAAAAGAGTACAACCAGAAGATTGAAGAAAGAGACTTCAACGATGTTCTGACAAAGGCTCTTGCAGGCGAGAAATTCAGTTCTGATTTTGCCAAAACAGGAATCATCAACATGATTAAAGACAAGGGTCTGAAACGTGAGGGTGAAAAGATTCTTGGTCTTGATGATTACATGAAAGAACTGAAAGAATCTCAGAAAGACGCTTTCGTGACTGATGGTAAGACACCGCCAGTATTCACTACACCTACAGAAAAAGGCGGAAGTGAACAGAAAGCAGAGCCGTTTGTTCCTGGAACTGTTTGGTAAAACCATACTGTGAACCGACTATCAATAGGAGATAGCCGTTGACCTTAAAGAATTAAAGGAGAACAAAAATGGCAGAAACAACAAGAATTACATCGTTAAATATGTTACTTGACCCAACCGGGAAAATGCTTCTTGCAGAAGAGTACGGAAAGGTCATTGAAAACGTCCAGAAGAACACTATTTCTGGAAAAATGAAGAATACCGAACTTTCCGGTGATCCATCAGCCGGAACCGTAGAAGCGAAAAGATTCGCAAATGCGACATCTAAGAATTATGGAACTGCCAGAGGTGCAGCTAAAGGTGATGGAGTAAAAGGAAAGCCGGTTACGATTCCGATTAATGTAGATAAGGAAATCGTAGAAGAGGTTGAACAGAAAGACGTATCTCTTCTCGGAGTAGAGGGACTTATCGCAAAAAGAACAGCAAACCATGCACTTAGAATGATCGCAGAACTCGACACTGAGTTCTTCAAAGTTGCCGGAACAGATGCGACAGAAGTTGATCTGACAGGAATTACAGCTATTGAGGAACAGGCTGAAACCATGATTCAGCAGTGCGAAACCACCAAGAATGAATATGTGGACGGAGTACCTCGTTCTATGATGAACATGATCTGTACACCTAAATTCTACGGAAAAATCCGCACATATCTGGACAAAGTTACGGTTCCAGGTGTTGGCGTGGCTGACGAAGAGTTCTACGCTTATCATGGCGTAAAAACATTCTCATGTGTGCACATGCCGACAGACGTTGATGTGATCGTGATGGTTGATGGAGCTATCGCACAGCCTGTTAAATCCACACCATACAGTGCTGAGAAGATTCCTCTTTCAGAAGCATACGGCATCGAACTCTTTTACCATTACGGAACAAAATCTGTAATGCCAGACCTTATCTTCAAGAACAAGAAAGGGGAGTAGGCATGAGACAGTTTGAAGACTTGGAAACAGGAAGAATCTTATCAACTGAGCATGAAATGAGTGCTCAGTTGATGGAAAACAATCCACAAAAATATAAAGAAGTCAGTGACGTAAAGCCAAAGACGAGATCGAATCCAAGAAAGTAGGAAAATTAGGTGAAACACTATGGCGTACACAGATTATAAGTTTTATACAAAAAAATTTTTTGGAAAAACAATTCCAGAAAGCGAATTTCGTGAATATGTAGAGCGTGCTAGTGACTGCGTAGACAACTACACGATGGATCGTCTTGTCGATGGACTTCCAGAAAATGAGCGAGCAGAAACAAAAGTTCAAAAAGCTGTATGTGCAGTAGCTGATGAAATGTATAAGATAGATCAATCTAAAAAAGCTTCTATGGATGCCATAGGAACCATACAGAGAGAAGATGGGACGGTCGTAAACAAGGCCGTCTCTTCTATTTCCTCGGGGAACGAAAGCATATCTTACGCTAATGGGAATAGTCAGAACAATCGGTATACTGTAGCAGCTACAAATGTGCAAGAAGAGAAAAAGTTGCTTCTCGAAGCAGCGGTTAGTTATCTTTTTAACGTTACCGATGATAACGGAGTGTACTTGCTATATAGAGGGATTTGAACAATGGGAATTATTAAAAGATTATTTTGCAAACACAAAAAGAAAATCCATGCCGGAACGTATCTGGAAGATATCGGAAGCGGGATAAAAGAAACAAGGCACATATGGAAGTGCGAAAAATGCGGTAAGAAGTTTTATTAACGAGAGGTGATACCAATGTATAGCAAAACTATAACTGTATTCAACAAATATGTGAATCAAAAGGATGAAATATTTTGGTATCCGACCGTAATTAAAGGTGTTCAACTCATTGTTGATAAATCCGCAAACATCGAAAAGACAGGACTTGATACGGCTGACACGGCAACGCTCCATGTTTTGTATCGCATGGTATCCAATGAAAAAGTAGTAGCTGGCAAAAAGTATCTTGAGCCTAAAAAATGGGCGAAACAAATTAACGATACGCTTGGACATACCGTCACATTTGCAAGCGGTGACTTTTTCATTGAGGGCGAACATGATGAAAAGATGATAGCAGACGAAGACTATCAGAGCCGGAGAGACGGTGGCTTTTATGATTATATGAACAAAAATCACGACAATGTATTCTTAATCACCAATGTCGGAACATACACACTTATCCCACATTTTGAGATAGGGGGAAAGTAAATGACACGTAGCAGAATGTTCCATTTTCCGAACATCTCGATAGTTGAAGCTGACATTAAAGTGAATGTGAATCTTGACCGATTCGAAAAGCAATTCCAAGATGCTCAACTTTGGTTGGATGAACAGGTATGGACAGGCACAAAAAAGTATACTCCACAAAGAGACGGGATGCTGATTGATACTACTAGTGTGCAGAATGAATCCTTGAAAGGTAGTGGAAAGGTTTATGCCGGATATGGTCCTTACGCAAGATTTCTGTACATGGGAAAAGTTATGGTAGACCCGGAAACTGGTTCGCCGTGGGCAAGGCCGGGGGCGAAAAAGGTGGTAACAGAACGTGATATCCAGTTCTCGAAAGAGCCAAACCCTTTTGCAACAGACCATTGGTTTGATTCTGCTAAAGATGAGTTCGGTGATACATGGGTAAAAGGAGTGAAGAAACGTGCAGGCGGTGGATAGTAAAAAAACAGTGAAATACGATGTTGACGGATACGACATTGTAACAAATGCACTTAAAGATTTGCTGAATCAGTATCCGGGATTGGAAACCGGAGAAGTGTTTAAATTCTCCACTCTGAAAGAAGATGATGGAATAGCATTTTATCCGGTATCCGGTGCGGTGATTGCACAGGAAAAAAAATCGGTAACAGGCAAGGTGAATCAGCTTTGCAATTACCCATTCTATATCGTGTACAGGACATCCCGTGATTCTCCGAATATGAAAGCGGATATCAAGGAATTTCTTGATAGTGTAGGTAAATGGCTGGAACGACAAACAGTCGTGATTGATGGCAAAAAGCATAGGCTTACATCTTACCCAACACTTACAGAAGAGCGAAAAATAGAAGAGATTACAAGAATCACACCATCATACCTTGACAAAACTTACGAAAACAATGTGCAAGACTGGGTGATTAGTATGTCTCTTAAATACAGAAATGTATTCATAAGAACTAATTAACCGGACATCAATTTGAGATGTTCGCTGACCGTAAAAAGTTAACGGTAGAAAGGACTATAATATGGGAAATCTTAGTAGAGAAGCACTTGCACATTATCTGGACTATAGTTTCAAACAGGCAGTAGCAAGTGCTACGTGGGAAATCCTTGGTGATGACATTGACGATATGTCGGTTGATCTGAACCCGGATACAGAGACAAAGAAGAACATTCTTGGTCAGACAAAAACAACAGATAATGGATATGAACCGTCTATGGATGCAGATACATACTATGCAAACCCGGACAAAAAGCTGTATCCGAAGATTAGGGATATTGCGATGAAACGATTGAAAGGAGCGGACTGCAAAACACTTATGTTGGAAGTCCTTGTGGAAGATACAAGTGCGGAAAACCATCTTGCATTTGTCGAAGAGGTTATGGTAAAACCACAGTCTTATGGTGGAGATACATCTGGCGTAAACATTCCGTTTAAAGTATCTTCTGACGGTAAGAGGACAGAGGGATATGTAAGTGCTACTTCGCTTGCTTCTGGCAATCCAGAATTTACAGCTGGAGCAATCCCACATAGTCTTTCTACAGGAAAAGAAGTACTGTAACGCTTTATTAACAGGAGGAATAATATGAGCAACAAGTTACCAAAAAAAAGAAACAACAATCAACTTTGTATCTCGGTTGATTCCGGGAAAATTGAAGTACCAATCATAGACAAACACACACATGAAAAACTTGGGCAGTTGGTATTTGCACCAAATGACACAAACATCGTTGAAAGATATGAAGAGGTTGTATCTTTTTGGAAGAATTACAAGATGCCTAAAGAAGACAGCTTAGAAGCTGTAAAGAAAGCAGAAAAAGAAATTTCAGATCAGCTTTCGTATTTGATTAATGCGGATGCGGAAAAAGCTTTCTTTTCTATTCTTGGTCCTTTTTCTCCTATGGATGACGGGAAAATCTTTATGGAACAGGTTCTTGATGGTGTAGCACAGGTTATTGAGAAAACTCTGAATACTAACGTAACAAAGGTACAGCGCCGTGTAAATAAGTATGTGGCCAAGTACCACAACTAATGGATGTCTGGAAACTCCCCAAATCTGTTAAAGTAAACGGCAAAGAATATCGAATACGCTCAGATTACAGAGCCGTGTTAGATATTCTTTGTGCTATTAATGATCCCGATATAGTAGCCGGAATGTCCGAAGAAGAGAAAAACTTAGAGATATACACAACGATTCTGGCTATATTCTACGAAGACTTTGATAATCTTCCAATGGAAGACTGGGAAGAAGCTTTAAAGACGGCGAAAGAGTTTATCGACTGCGGATTTAAGGGAGATAAGAAAAAACCGCAACTTATGGATTGGAAAAAAGATGCAAAGATTCTGATTCCGGCCATTAATAAAGTAGCGCATGAGGATATTCGTGATAAAGAGTACTTGCATTGGTGGACGTTTATGGGACTTTTCATGGAGATTGGAGAATCTCTGTTCAGCACTATCACTAACATTCGTGAAAAAGTCTCGAAAGGGAAGAAATTAGATAGTTGGGAAAAAGAATTCTATTCTAGCAACAAAGAACTTGTTGACCTTAAATCGACACCAGAGCGAAGCAAAGAAGAAAAAGAAGAATTAAGAAGAGTATTCGGACTCGTAAATAATTAACCGGGTATCATGTGGCGATACCCGCTGACCGCAAATATTTAGCGGTAGAAAGGACAATACATGACAGAAGATGGAAGTATTGTTATTAACACAAAAATCAGAACTGATGGCGTAAAGGCGGGCGCGCAAGAAATTGAAGCCGGATTGCGAAGAGCAGCAGACAGGGTGGATAATTTGGGAACGTCTGCAAAAAACGCCATCAACAAGCAAATAGATGCTTTTGCAAAACTGAATAACGAATACAGCGCACAAGAACAAAAGGTAGAATCGTTACGGCAAAAGGTAGCATCCTATGCAAATCAGCGCATCCCAACTACTGAATACAAGGAAATATCCGACCAAATTTCAAAAGCAGAAGCAAAACTCAATCAGCTTATGTCATCACAGGAACGTTTTGTAGCAAACGGAGGGAAAAAGAACACTTCGACTTATAAAAAAATGCAGTATGACATAGATGAGCTTGCGAACACTATTAAATACGCAAGGTCGGAGCTTATTGATCTGGAAGTTTCTGGAAAAGCCTTTTCGACTGGTGTGAACACCAAAGAAGCACAGGCAGACATGGAAAGACTTGCAAGTGCAGAAAGAAGACTCGCTGATATGCAGAACCGATTAAACACATCGTATTCTGGCATTAAAAGCAAACTTGCAAGTTACGGTACTGGTTTGGTTTCCTTGAAAGAAAAACTTTTTGGAGTAAACAGTGCTAATAACAAAACTGCAAATTCCAATTCAAAACTGAGTAGGTCATTTAAAGACGCTAGTAAATCAGCCGGATCAGCAAGAATGAGTATCGGAAGAATGCTTACGATGTCTCTATTGTTTAGCGGTGTTTTTCGAATTCTTAGTGCTCTTACGCAAGGAATAATAGGTGGATTTAATAATCTTGCTCAATACTCCAAAACCACAAACGCAAATATATCTACTTTGTGGGGGAGCCTTATAAGATTACAAAATGCATTTGCTACAGCTTTCAGTCCGATTCTGACAGTTATCACACCGATACTGTCACGATTCATTGACCTTATCAGCACAGCCATAACCTATGTAGGAATGTTTTTCGGGTATCTTGCCGGGAATAAAACATACACAAAGGCACTGGCAGTACAAAAAGATTATGCTGCCAGTCTGGACAAGACCGCCAAGTCTACGAAGAAAGCCACAAAAGCAGCGAAAGACTACCTGTCACCGCTCGATGAAATTAATCGGTACACAACAAATAAGGATACCGACACAACACCGTCTGGATCCGATGTAAACGGAACACCGATCAGCAAAATGTTTGAAGAAGTTCCGATAGATGCACCGCCGATTTTCGAAAAAATCAAGGATGTACTGGGTCAGATATTCCAACCATTTAAAGAAGCGTGGGAACGTGAGGGAAAGAACACGATTGATGCTGCTAAGTATGCATTGTCGGAGCTTGGAGCACTGGCAAAGAGTGTCGGCAGTAGTATGTTGGAAGTCTGGACGAATGGTACAGGCACACAGATACTGTCTACCATGTTACAGATCGCACAGGGGCTGCTTACAACGGTCGGGAATATCGCAAGGCAATTAGATATAGCTTGGAATAAAAACGCCGTAGGAACGGCCATTATACAGGCTATAGCAGATGCTTTCCAAAAGGTACTTGATATCATCAATCGTCTTGTGTGGGATACGGCTCAGTGGGCGGGATCGTTGGACTTTTACCCGTTACTTAATTCGATTAAGAATCTGTTTGAATCTATGTCACCGCTGATAGAAGCTATCGGAAGTTTCTTAGAAAGAGTGTATACAAACATTATATTGCCGATGCTTACATGGCTGATAGAGAGCGGTCTTCCGTTCCTTATTAATCTACTTGCGGATTTGTTTGATTTTCTCGGAGAGCATCAGTGGATTGTTGATGCCATTGGAGCTGCACTGCTTGGAGCCTTTGCATCATCGAAGATATCACCTCTTGTACTTGGAATAAAAGATGCCATTACAAGCCTTATAGGCGTATTCACTGGTGCTGGGGGATTATCTGGAGCAATTTCTATGATCGTTACGGCTTTCGATGGATTTGCAGTTGCTTCAAATGTAATACCTATTGCCATTGCGTTAGCTGTTGCAGCTATTGTATTAATTATCACTCACTGGGATCAACTTAAAGCTGTAATGCTGAAGCTTATGGACTGGATAAAAGGAGTATTTGCCACTGACTGGCACGCTCAATTCGGAGTATTTGGAGATGTAGTGGAAGTTTTTCTTAACAGCTTTAAAGGGATTTTTAACAGCATTAAACAGATATGCTCTGGGTTTGTCACATTTTTAAAAGGAGTATTTTCAGGGAATGTAAATATGGCACTAAAAGGAATACTAAACATACTCCGTGGAGCTGCTAACTTAATCTACTCAATTTTTAAAGCACCTGTAAATATGGTTATCGCCCTGTTTAATGGATTGAATCAAGCAATTATTAATGCGATTAACGGTTTGGTAGACGGACTGAATCATATTAAGGTACCGGATTGGGTTCCAGGTATCGGTGGCAAAGGAATTAATCTTTCTCATGCAAATTACACTAGAATTCCATATCTTGCACAAGGGGCAGTTATTCCGGCCGGAAATCCATTTTTAGCGGTGCTTGGTGACCAGACAAATGGAAACAACTTGGAGATGCCGGAGAATCTGTTAAGAAAAATCGTAAGCGAAGAAAGCGGTAAAGGTACAGGAATGATAAAACTTGTGGTAAATCTGGACAGCAGAACGGTACTTGAACAGCTTATTAATACAGCAAAAGAGATGCAGATGTCCAACGGACAGAATGTATTCGAACTCGGGAGGTAGGTAAAATGGCACAGCAAGTGATTAAGATTAATGGCCGGACTATTCATCAGCCAGACACATTCAAATTCAGTTTTGCCACTACCTCTACAGAGGGAACAGAGCGATTAATGAGTGGCGTTATGTGCAATGAACCGATGTTCACGGTAGAATCTTACGCTTATGAGGGAAGTGACATAAGCATATCGGAAATGGCAAGCCTTTTGCAGATGATTGTAAATCAAAAACAGGTGCAACTATATTATTTTTCCGTGTATTACGGAAGATGGAGAGAAGCACCGTTTTACGTCACACAAGGAAGTGTAGATATCGGGACATTAAAAGAGGGAGAAGAAAAGTACAAATCCCTTAGTTTTAACATAATCGGGGTGAATCCACTATGATACACATTAGCAATGCATATAAGAAAGCTATATACGGACGTAGTGACTGGTATCCATCTGCAAGGGTTACTTTCTTGGATGGCACAGTACTAAATCTTGGCCGATCTGAATTTTTAATATCTGGCAACAACATTGTTGATGGAGCTGGTACACAAAGCTTGCCACTCGGTAATGTTGTGTCCAGAAAAATTACAGTAAAACTGTATAACGCAGATGACAGATATAGAGTTCACAGCTTTCTCGGTGCAAAGATAACATTGTATAAGTCGATTAGCACGGATATAGGTGATCTGACTATAAAAAGCGGTACATATACCGTTATTGATCCGGAAAGCTATGGAGATACCGTAAGCTTTTCTGCTTACGATGATGCATATAAGCTTGATCGTGATTACACGACACATTTAAAATACCCCCTCAAACTGTCTGAAATATTGATAGATTCTTGCAGAACGTGCGGAGTACAGTTAGACACAGTGCATTTTAACGGAGAAGATATAACCGTAAAAAAAGCACCGACAAACACCACTCATAGACAGGTTGTTGGATTAATAGCCATGATCGCTGGTGGAAATGCATGGATGAATGCAGACAACCATTTACAGATTACAGATTACGACATGACACTTTTTGATGGAATGACTGATCTTGATGGTGGGTGGTTTGATGATCCAAGGCAAAACTATGACGGCGGTCAATTTGAGACAGATGTCATCACGGAAAAGTATGTGACATATTCCGATATGTCTGGTGGAAGTTTTGGCGATGATATTAATGAATTTTTTTACGATGATCTTGACTGGAACAAAGAGTTGTACACAAGCGGTTCCAACATGGACGGTGGCTATTTTGACAATGGATTAGAACTTTTAACGGATGATTCTTACGGGATTATGTATCGTTCGGTAGAACGCAAACAGAGAAATCCTTATCACTTAATATCAAAGCAACATGATGGATTCCGACTCAGAGACGGACGTACATTAGGCGTTCATTCGGTAGATACGGAAGAGGCAAGCGGATATATTCTTTCCGATGCCACTACTTACTACGCAAGCGGAAACAATGCCGATGATGGAACATTTGAGTTAGCTGATAATTTCCACTTTTTAACACAGTGGAAGATCGGGTTAACAACCGGAGTTGAAAACATAAAGATTACAGGCGTGCAAACAACGGATAATGAGAACACATATACTTACGGCTCTGATGGGTACATTTTGGCAATAGAAAATTCGCTTATTGAAGATAAAAATCTTCTCGTAAATACAGTGGGGGCAAAGCTTGTAGGATTAACATTTATGAATTTTTCTGGTGAACATTTATCTTATCCTTTTGCAGAGTTTATGGATCTTGCCTATGTGATTGATCGTGCCGGAAAGACGAACAGGACGATTCTTACAGACATTACATTTAACTTCCTTGGATTTACTCAACTTAAATGCTCGGCTGAAAATTCTGTGAGAAACAGTAGTAAATATGTAAGCGCAGAAACCAAAGCTATTCAAAAATCTTCGGAAATTACCGAAAAAAAAATCAGTAAATATGATGAAGCCGTTCAGTCCCTTACAGCCTTAATGACACAGGGAATGGGCTTTTTTAAGACTGAAGAAATCAAAGAAGATAAATCAGTTATATTTTATCTCCATAACAAAGAACGGTTGGAAGATTCGAACATTATCTGGAAAATGGTTGGTGATGCATTTGCAGTGTCTACAGATGGTGGTAAGACATGGAACGCCGGGTTGGATTCTAATGGCAATGCAGTAGTTAATGTACTTTCCGCTGTAGGTATTAACTGTGACTGGATACATTCTGGAACTCTGACGCTTGGTGGTTACAACAACACAAACGGGCATTGCGCTATCGAAAATGCAAGTGGAAAAGTTGTCGGAACATTAGGGGTAAACGGATATTACTCAAATGATCCGATCGACAAATATGCCATTAGGATAAATAATGGACACGTTGAAATATATGGTGGCAAAGGTACACTGGTCGGAATAGTAGACTATGTAAAATCTGCAAGCGATGGTTCAGAAGGATTGAGTATGTATGCATATGGTGGTAGTGGACATTCTTCTGTAATCCTTAAAAATAATGGAACTACCGAGATATGGGGCAATTCAATTAGAATTAATACAGACAAACTTATAACTGGAGGAAGACAAACAAAAACGGGACGTGCAGTATTCTCAGACGGAAGTTACTTAGATTACAAAAACGGAAAATTGGTCGGTGGAAGAACAGCTAGCGGTACGATATTTTAAGGAGAATGATATATGACAAAAACAGAAAGTGCGGTTCAATGGGCTATCAGAATAGCCAACGACAACAGGCATGGCTACAGCCAAGCGAACCGTTGGGGTAATCCAGACTATGATTGCTCATCACTCGTAATATCTGCATGGCAACAAGCCGGAGTTCCAGTAAAATCAAATGGAGCTACTTATACGGGAAATATGTACAATGTTTTTCGTGCTTGCGGATTCACGGATGTAACGGCAAGCTGTAACAGAGCCACTGGTGCTGGAATGCAAAGAGGGGATGTACTTTTGAACGTAAAGTATCATACAGCTATGTATATCGGTGGAGGACAGATGGTACAAGCTTCATCCAGTAGAGGACATCCAGAACCAGGAGATCAAACGGGCACGGAAATATGGGTGTGCAGATATTATAATTACTCAAAAGGATGGAATTATGTACTACGATATACTGCCGGGGGAGATTCGGGTAGCGGTGGAGGACAGGAACCAATACAACCGCCATCCGGAGTTTCACTTGTACAGTGGATTCCTGGATAGAAAGGAGAATATATATGGCAATTCAAATGCGTAGGGGGCAATTAAAAGATTTTGATGCAAACAAGATGCTCCCCGGAGAATTTGCAGTTACTATAGACGAAGCGCCCGAAAACCAAAAAGTATTTATCTGTTTTTCGGCCGGAACATTTAAGACGTTGGCTACAAGAGAAGATTTTGAAGCTGATTTAAAAAGCATACAGCAAGCCATAGAAGATGCGAATAATGCATCGAAAAAGGCACAAGATGCTATAGATAAAGCTAATCAAATTGTGGCCGGGAAAGTCGGTATCGACGACACACAGACCAGTACGTCAACTGTATATTCTTCACAGAAAAGTGATGAAATATATGTAAAGAAAACAGAGTATGATAATCTTGTGAAAAAAGTAGAGACGCTGGTAGATGATTTGTCGGACGCAATAGTAAGTAGGTGATAAAATGGCAGATGTATATATAGAAGAATTAAATAAAGCGGATAGCCTTTCGGATGACGATACTGTCTTGCTTCACACCAAAACCGAAGATTTACAACTAACTATCGGAATGCTGAAAACTTTAATGACAGTAGAAAAAGCCATAAAGCTTGCTACTCCGTTTTTGGTATCTATAACAGGAGATGCGACCGGGGATGGAACTACAGATGGTAGAGAGACGCTCTTTATTGAATTATCGAACATAAAAGCTTCAGGTTTGAAGAATATCATTAAAATTAATGGAACGGAATTTGACGGAACAGAGGGAATCACTACAGAACGATGGGGAACAGAAAGAACTGTAACGATCGGTGGATGTGAAAGGAAAGTAAACGGAGAAACAGATGTTAACTTTCCGGCAAATGAAGTTTTCTCCGGATCCGGACAACCTTATGTCCCGACAGCCGGAGGAAATATGACAGGAAACCTAAAAAGGGAAATAAATGAATCAAGTTATAATTTGTTTGAAGCAACTACAGAAAGCGAAGAATCTGGCGTTTCAGTAAAATTAAAAGTTGGTGATATTAATGCCAATACTGTTATTCAAAGTCTTTCACAACCTTATTGGCATAATGGAGTAAATTTAAAAAAATTACTTACAGAAGACGATATCTATGAACTTGAACGAAGAATTTCAGAACTTGAAAGCATGGCTACACAAACATTAGCGGTAGCAAAGGAGGATGATACAAATGGCTAATGAAAATTTAAAAGCGCAGAAAATATACGGAAAATACATAAAAGAACTTCCACAAGTCACAGAAGTGAACGATACGGATGATATTATCATAGAAGATTCTACTCCAATAACAAGCAGAGCAAAGCTAGGAGTTCTGTTTGATTCCATTAAAAAAAGAATTGCATCTAATTGGAGATTTGCAGAACTAAACAACAAAACTATCGTGGAATATGCTAGTGAGTTAAATAAAAACATACCTCGTTTTTACAGTAAGACAACCGCCTTGACTTATAGCAATGCAAAATGTATGAAAGGAAAAGCATATGTTGGTGAGCAGTTTTCTGGATGCTTTCCACAACTCACACTTCTGGCCAAGACTCAGCAACCATATACACAGACTAATGCTGTAATATCGGATCAAGTTGATTCCCAAGGAAACGTAAACATATTGGCGTATGGTAGTGGATATGTAAGCGGGCATGTATTAACAGTAGCTGTATTTGTTTACAAATAATTATGCACGTACAATGATATAGTTAATACGAACGGCTGTTGAGCATGAGAACATTTTATTGACATCATCATCGGCAAACACAGCTACAGAATCATTATTAGCAGCTATTGTTTTTATTATGGATCCAGCCTTAATATTCGGTATATTTTTATTTAATTCAGAAAAATACGGGAACGATATTTTTTCTGAACTTTTCCATAATTATAGTATCTTATAGAAAGGAAATTAAGTAATTATGAAAAAAATGAGTGAAGAAACCATTTGCGAAGTAGTCAAAAGCTGTGCCTACGGCTACACTGTAGACGAATTGTCAGAACACTACGGCATGGAAAAAGCAGATGCAGAAAAGTTTATAAAAGATCATGCATCAGAGATTACAGAAACGAAAGAACACTTAAAACAGGAGGGATATATTGAGTAGGATAGTCGATGTTTCTGAACATAACAGGAACATCGACTGGGCGAAAGTAAAAGCATCCGGCATTGTAGGTGCTATCATCAGATGCGGATATGGACAAGATCAGACAGGACAGGATGACAAAAAATGGCTGAGAAATGTATCTGAATGTGAGCGTCTTGGCATCCCTTACGGTGTATATCTGTATTCTTACGCAAAGACTACAGGTGCAGTACAGGGAGAAATCAACCATGCATTAAGACTTCTAAAAGGACATTCTCCGGCATGGCCTGTATATTTTGACAGCGAACAGCCGGGAACACAGGGCGTTGCAAAAGCCAATGCAAAAGAATTTTGTGACGCAATGGTGGCACATGGATATAAAGCCGGAATCTATGCATCTACATCTTGGTACAAGAACTATATCGGTCAGACATGGGGATATTCTCTGTGGATTGCATCTTACGGCTCTAAATCTGCCGGAGTAAACGGAATTGATATGTGGCAGTACACGTCAAAGGGTTCTATTCCAGGCATTCCAGGTTATGTGGATGTGAACTATGTGTATAAGAATCTTGGTGGTACTGCAAAGCCTGTGCAGAAACCGAATTCTACACAGACCACAACAGCAAAACCGGTAGATGAATCTTGGAAAGGTGACAAGAGATATTACCTGGAAAACACCCGTGTAGGGGCATGGCAGAAAGCTATGAACATAGGATTTGACACTAAAGTATTATCTGAGGATAACAAATTCGGTGTCGGCTCACAGGATTTTGCTAAAAAACACATCTTATGGTCGGGGCAGACGCACAACTGTATCACGGCTATTAGATGGCTTAGACGTACCCTCAGAGACGTATATGGCTTTACGAAGTTGTCTTATAATGAGGGGTGGACAGACTACCTCGGGAAGTGCGTAGAAGTATTTCAGAGGAACAGAGGACTTACACCGGATAGAAAAGTAGGACTTATCACGACCTACTGGCTCTTATCCGGCATCGTAAAATAATATAAGAGCAAATATTCTTTACATACAATACCAAAAATCCCCACTGCTGATTACTCGCCAGTAGTGGGGATTTTTTCTTTGGGTATTCAAAGTTTTTTAGGGTCTTTACTTTTTAGGGTCTTTCGTTCGGGTTCTTCAGTAGGGTCTTTCAGTAGGGTCTGGTTTTAGGGTTTATCGTTAGGGTTTGAACCTATATTTATAATAAAAACAGGGTATGTTAGCTCGTATTACACAAGCTAATCTACCCTGTTTCTTTTTTGTCCTGCCTCATTTATGATTATTTTGCGGAAATAAAATTTCAAAGGAGGACAAATGAATAATATCACAGATTTACTTGACCTTGAAGACTCTGATATAAAGATTTCAGACATTATTATTGAAGGTCAAACCAAAACTCTTATTATCGAAACTCCACCTGTTGCCAGCTATTGTCCAATCTGTGGGTTTCGCATGCACTCTCGTGGTGTAAAGAAAAGGACTATTAACCATCCCATTCTTCAGGATGGTTATTCCTTGATTCTGCTACTCAAACAGCGCCGCTGGCGTTGTTCCAATCCAGACTGTCTGTATGAAGTTAATGAATCCTTCCGCTTTGTTAACAAGGGACGTAGAACTACAAATGCAACTGACATGCTCATTGTAGAGGCATATCGAAATCTTTTAGAAACATCCGCATCTATCGCTAAAAGATTCCATATGTCTGACACATATGTGCATGAAATCTTTGACCGTTATGTCAAGCTTGACAGGCTTCCTCTTACAGATGCCATTTCCATTGATGAAGTTCACCTAGATATGGATGATGACTGTAAATACGCATTGGTCATCCAGGATTTCCATACCGGTAATCCCATTGACTTGCTTCGCAGCCGAAGAACTTCCGTAACGGAACCGTACTTTATCTCAATCCCTGCAACAGAACGGAATCATGTAAAATACCTTATTTCCGATATGTACAATCCTTACATTGCCTATGTAGAAAAGTACTTCCCCAACGCAGTCCCTGTTGTTGATTCCTTTCATGTAATTCAATGGATTACACGCTCTATTGACAACTACATACGGCAGCTTCTAAAAAAATACAGGCAGCGCGACCGTGAATATCAGGACAAGCTTTCCTATGAACAGCAACGACCTGTTTCACTTCCGCCATCAGACGAAGTATACCTTCTGCAAAAATACAGATGGTTAATTCTGTCCAATCAGTCCAACATCCGGTACCACAGTGACCCTCGCATGGATTCCCATTTTCATGTATTAATGAACACCTATGATTACGAAGATGCTCTCTTTCGAATTGATCCAAATTTGAAAGATTTTCGAGACTTAAAAGAGATGTACGTACAGTTTAATTCGCGAAACGGCGGAAATCCACTCCTTGCACGGAATGAATTAAAAGAATTGATTCAGACATACAAAAGCTCCCGGTTTGAAATATTTCGTGACTTTGCATCTTTATTGAAAAAATTCGAAGACCCTATTGTTAATTCATTTATTATGGTCGAAAAAATCGGGAACGGCAAAATTTATGATGCACGTTTATCTAATGGTCCCATCGAATCCATTAACCGCAAAGTAAAAGATTTAAAGCGACTGGGCAGAGGGTTCCGCAACTTTGAGCACTTTCGCAACAGATTTCTTTTTGCAACCAGACAAACACCGGTGCTTAATGGAATCACTGATTATAACCCTGTAGCTTATTATGAAGAAGATGATTTTTAGGAGGAAACCACATGGAAAACTACTGTGCATTTAGCAAAAACCACGCTTGCCTTAAATGGCTTGACTACGTAATAACACGTCAAGAACTAGAAGAAGCAGACTCTCTCTGTCACGGAAACTGGATAGAAATTCAACGCAAGAACCAATACATTCAGACCCTACAGGAGATTCTGGACAGCAATCACATCTCATACCCCGATGAAATATAGTTTAATTTAATAAAAGGTCTGGCTACCCAGCCAGACCCTCATAAAAGACCCTCACGAAAGACCCTAAAACCAGACCCTATCGAAGAACCCTAAAAAACTATGCTTTTTTTAATGCCAGACCCTATCGACAAACCCTAAAATAGATTGGCAAACCCTAAAGAACTTTGATTATCC